CCCCGTTCCTGAGGTTGGCGCTTCTACCCTAAAAGTTTTGATAGGGGGTATCTATTATTGTTCCGCTTCTTCTATATATTTAACTATTGCATCTACAGTTGCTTTATCGAACCTTATACTACTACGACTGCAACGCTTATCTATTATGTTGTATGTCTCTTCTTTGTTTAATTCTTTTTTTAAATCCTTTATGCTATATGTTTGTCCACAACAATCTCTTAATACAGCATGTTTAATACCTCTGTAATAGTTGTACATTAGCTCTCTAAATCTATTTGTTATTTCTTTTTCTAGATATGTTTTTTTATTTTTATTACTTATTTTTTTTAATTGTTCTATTGTATATGTCTTATTATATATTTCTAAACGCATTGTACTTAATGTCTCTGCATTAACATCTACTGTATTTGTATCTGTCTCCGCTTCTATTTGTCTATTCTTTTCTATTGTTTCTTTTTGCTCTTCATTTATATTTTTTGCTTTTGCCATCTTACCATCTCTCCTCATTAACGAACTTCTTCTTATTATTTTTATTAAAGTCTTTATTGTCTAATATATTGTGATGATGTACACACACAGTTATTAAATTACTTTCTACATATGCTAGCTCTGGATTGGTTTCTAGCTCTTTTATGTGATGTATATCTAACTTTTTCTTATGTTGTTTTATTGTTAGCTTTCCTTCTTTCTTGCATTCCTGACATTCATTATGATCTCTTTCTAATATTCTTTTACTTAAGTTAATCCATGTAGAGTCTTTGTAAAATTTTTCTTTTTCTCTGTTTAATATTAATAATCTTATCTGTTCTGTTGTATACATACTTATTCCTTCTTGCTAAAAAATATGGATCTATAATATCCACTTATATTTTTAAATTTAATTTTATCGTTTTTATGCTCTTCGCACGGACAGTACAATACTTGCTCTATCTCTAATGTCTTGTCTTTAAATATGTCCGCATAGTTAAATATTTTAGCTATATTATATTTGTAACCCGTAAATATAAGTTTATCTCCTCTTTTAAATTTAGAATGCTCCATTTTAATTTCCACCTCTCAAACATTCGTTCTTAATTAAATATGGGCAGTACACTTTTTGCTTTTTTTTACTTGTTATAACTAAAAAAGAACAGCCCTTACATTGTTTAGGTAACTGTTCTTTTATACTGTCTAATCTTTCTTTATGTTCTGCTTTCTCTTGTACAGTGTACTGTTCTATTTCTAGCTTATCGTTATAGACTAATTTTCTTGCACACATACTAAATCTCCCTCTATATTTTTTACTATTTTGCAATCTATGTCTTTATTGCAATTCTTACAGTTCTTTTCTTTAAATTCTTTTAATTTTTCTTCCATAACACTACACACCTTTCTAAAAAAACACTAAACAATAGTATAATTATAGGATATATTAGATTCTATGTTATATTATTGTTTACTATATTTTTAATAAATAAAAAAGAACTAGCTATGTTATATAACTAATTCTTTCTTTGGGTTGTTGTGTGGATAATTCAACATCCTTTTTTTATTCTGCAATCTTTTATGGATTTGCTATTATATTTATATCATATTTTTTGTGTGGGATTCTATGGGTTTTTATGGGTTTTTTAAATTTTTGAATATAAATATAGTGCCTTTCCGTGTAATTCACACGTGTAATCCTTTGTATATCCTAAGTCTTCTGCTACCTTTTCCCAACTTTTTCCTCTGGTATATCTAAAAAACAATATATTTCTATATGGCTGTTTTAAAGTTTCTATTTTTTGATCTATTGCAAATTTTTTAACTATTAAATCTTCCATTTTTTTGTTGCAATCTATTTTTAAGTCTTCTAGCCTGTTTATTCCATCTGCAAATTTATCTGTCTCTGTATTACTTGTATTCGTTTTTGTTATAGATAATGTAGTAGTAATTTTTTCTAATTTTGTCTTTAATTCTTCTGTATCGTTCATTTTTTCTTCTATATACTTAATATTTTCTCTATAATCTTTTAGCTCTTGCTTAGCTATTTCAATTTTTTCTTTTTCTTCCTTTGTTAATTCTTTTCTCTTTCCCATATGTACCTCCTAAAATATTTTTTTAATCTTTATTTGTTATTGTATTAATTTTTCTTCTTCTATACTATTTTCTTTCACTATGTATCACTCCTCTCCTTGAAAATTTTAGACGTTCTATTTCTTAAACCATCATATACAGTTTTTCTTCCTTTTTTTAAATCTCGCATAACTTCATCTGCTCTGTAAACGTTTTCTGGGCATTCTCTACACTCATCTATTAATTCCTCTGTACTTTGGTCTATATATCCATAACAAAAGTATCTAGGCTTGCCTTCAAAAACAAATTCTACACTTGGCTTGCCTCTGTCTTTTATATCTGGTCTTAATCTAGCCCTACAACTCATATCTTATTTACTCCTTTACTACTAAAAATGTAAATCTTCCTTGCTTTATTTCTCTATCATCTTCTTCGTATTCGAATCCAAATTTTTCAAGTTGTTTTAAATCTACTCCGTTCTCTTATTTTTAACATATCTATTCTCCTTCTACTCCTTTATTTCTTGATAATCTATTCTCTTAATATCTTCAATTGTTGTGCAATATATATATCCAATTTCGTGGTATATATCATTTGTTGCAATTACGTCTTCAATTACTTCATACTCATTTTTAAATAAATTATATTTTCGTATCCATAGTTTATATCTTTTCATTTTTCTCCTCCTATTTTGTAGCAATTAGCCATATAACGTTCTTTTGTTAGTATTGTTTTTATGTCTTTTGCTAAAATAAAATTTGTATATCTACTATCAACTTTTATTTCTGTTGGTTCCCATAAATCTCTTGGCTTATGTATATCTAATACTTCCATTCCATTTACTATATCTCCAACTTCTATTAAGTCTATTAGTTGTTTGCTGTGTTTTATCATTTTGCCATACTCTACATCTAAAAAATTAGCTATTTGCAAATTTTTCTTTTCTTCATCTACTTCAAAAATATAGCCTTTATCTGTTCTCACATATTCGTTTACTTCTATCATCTCTTGCCTCCTTACATAAGTGCTTCAAATGTAACTTGTCCATCTTCCATTATTCCATTTAAAATATCTTCACTTATCATTTTTTCTTTTGCTTTATTATAAAAATCTTTTTTTATTTCAAAGCCATAAGCGTTTCTTTTCAATTCTGCACAAGCTCTTAAAGTCGAAGCACTTCCGTGCGACCGGGTCTATTACAACATCCCCTTCATCTGTAAATATTTCTATTAATCTCTTTAATAAGCCTATTGGTTTTTGCGTAGGATGTATTTTAGGGTATAGTTTAGAACTGTCTCTTTTCCACTCAAACCAGTTGAATATCATTTTCCCTTTTTGTTCTTCTGTTCTACCATTATTAAATTTTGGTAGTTTATCTCTATAAAGTACCACTGCGTATTCTGTTGCTCCTACTATTTTCATATTAGCTTTTAATACTGATGCTGAATAATTTTTTACAAATACTAGTGGATAACTTTTCATTAGTCCATGTTTTTTTGCTTCATCTATTACCATTTGCATTTGTTCAAAAGCACAGAATACTATCATTGCTGGTGCTTGTCCTTTTTCTTTTGGTTCTTTCTTTAAATATCTGGTACAGAAATCAAAGAAATTATTTATTTTAAAGTCATTATCCGTATCAAAAAAACTTTTTCCAGCAAGTTTACTTTCTCCATTTTTATTATCTCCATCTATGTACCAACTTGGATTACTTGCATAAGCATTATTTCCTAAATTATATGGTATATCTGCTATAATTAATTGTGCATGTGGTATTCCATATCTTTTTGCATTTTCAAAGTGGTCATTATATAATTCTATCTTACATTTTTTATTCATCTATCCTGTTCCTTTCATTTAATTTCTTCTATTTCTAAAATAACTTTACTTGATTTTCCATATTCAAAATCATCTCTAAAACCTTTTACAAAGTTTCTGTTGTCATCTTTTAATTTACCTGCTTTTACCATACTGTCTAATATAAATTTCTTAGCAAAGCATACATTGTCTAAATCTCGTCTTTTATTTTCTTCAACCCAAACAAAATGGATCTTAATTGGATTTTGGTATGCTGGTAGTAAGTTTATGTACCAACCAATGTCTTTTTCAACATTCTTTTTCATATTGGCTCCAGCATACCTATTTTTTCTGCATTCGTTTATGTATTGATTTAAACTTGGAAGTCTAAATGGTATTTCTATTTTGTTCACTTTTCTTTAGCTCCTTTTTTATGTAATTATCACATCTCCAAACTCCGTTTGAAGTTTTCTGATTCAAGTCTGTTACAGCCTATACATTTTACACATTTGCCGCTCAAGCGGTGGATAATTATATTTCATAATCTACTCCTAAACATCAAACCAGCCAAAAATTGTTGGTGTACTTTGCCCAGCAACTGCTATTGCCCATTCGTTATGCCATTCTAAATCAATAATATATTTGCAAATATGTGCTAGTTTGTTTTTATTTCTTGTTTTAAATGCTATAAATAATATTTTGTTTTTTCTTCTATATTTTTTTATATATTTTTCTATTTCTTTAAGCGGTGTATCTCCATTTATAGATTGTTCCATATCTCCTAAAAATTCTTCAATTTCGTCATACTGCTTTTTGCTTAAATTATGAATTTGTTTGTTTAGTTGATGAAAATATTCAAAATATTCGTCCATAACTACCTCCTAGCTAGTCCTTTGGCATTTCGTAAGTTTTAGGTATATTAAATATATTAGGTTGTATATCCATTTGGCCTTGCATTATTGCAGGTCCTCCAGTCAATTGTAAATAACTAGAATACTTTTGTACTATTTCTGCTAATACTTCTTTTGCTCTTCCTTCTGTCTTGTAATATCCTAAGTCTTCATACAAACTATCTACTGTTTCGGTTCTTATACAAACATCATCATCACCTTCATCAAAGGTTATATAAACTCGTGTCATATTATCAAAATTTATTATTTTTCCTTTATCTTGACTTACTATTATCATAGCTACCTCCTAAAATTTTATATCCTTTAAACTTTGCTATTTGTAATTCTTGCTTTGTAATCCATTTTTGCCATTTCCCACATTTGCCACAATATAAGCCTCTTCTATTTCCTTGTATTTCTACAAATAGTTCTTCACTATCACATTTACTACATTTTTCTTGCATAATTGCCTCCTAATCAATTCTTGGAATATGTTGATAATTTATTGCTTCAAATCCTGCTTGTGTTCTCTCATATACTGCTACTGTTTTACCTGTGTATTCACATTTCTTTTTATCTACTGCTTTTATATATCCCATTTTCTCTAATTCTGTTAGTCTTGGTGCTGTATAATTTCTTTCTGTACTTGGTATAAATCCTAAATCAAACAATTCTACTGCTAATTCCTTTGCCGTTTTAGGCTTGTCTAATCTATTTAAGATTTGTATATATCTTATTTTTGTTTTATCTTGTATATCATTAAAACTCATTTGCCTTGTTTCTGCTGTAATCATTTGTTTATCACTTCCTTTACTTAAATCTTTTATCTATACTCATTAAATCCATAAATAATTGGTCTTGCTCTTCTCCTGTCAATAAAGAATAATCACTACAATTTTTACATTCTGATATAATTCTTATTCTTTCATTTGCTTTTCCTTTTTCAATTTTCGCCTTATACTTATTAAATAAATATAAATAAATATTCTTTACATTCTTGTTTGTGTTACTTTGTTGTTCTTCTGTTGTTACTTTGTTGTTACTTTTTAATTCTTCAATTTGATAATCTTCCCATTTTTCAATGCTTACAACTGAAAATTTGTTGTTACGTTTTATGCTAATCATTTGTAATTTTTCTAATAATTTTATGTATTTGTAAATAGTACTTTCTGTCATTTTTAATTCTTCTGATGCTTGTTTTCTTCCAAATACAAACTCACCTTTTTTTAATTTTACTATTTGTTGTCCTACTAACTGCTCTCTTTCTCTATGTGTTGCTTTTAGTAGACACCAAATCCAAATTTTCAATGCTTTTTCATTCTCAAATATGAACCATCTTGTAACCACCAAGTAGAAACAGCTGTATTAGGTGCATAATTATCATTAAAAATATGAGGAATTGAATTAGAGGTACCTTCACCGTCCCATGCTCCTCT